TTGTCGGTGTAGTTGCCCCAACCGTGCCGTTAATGTTGATCGACGCAGTCCCGGTCAAGTTGGTAACCGTACCACCGGATGGAGTCCCCAGCGCCCCTCCGTTGACTACAAACGCGCCTGCAGTTCCTATATTTACCCCAAGCGCAGTCGTTACGCCGGTTCCAGTTGTAATGGTTGAGGGTGCTACTCCAGCACCTCCCCCTACAACCAATGCGCTTGCGGCAAGTGCAGCGCTGGAAGCCAACGTCCCGGTTGCCGAGTAATACAGAACCCCGCCAGAAGTTCCGGATGTTAACCCGGTGCCGCCTTGCGCTACTCCCAAACCAGTAGAAAAGTTAATGTCTGCATTTGCAAACGTAACTGTTCTGCTGGCCGTCAAAGTTGTTGGCGTAAGCGTCACGCCATAACTGTTTGTTCCCCCAGCTCGGCCTTGCAGAATAACGGAATCTTGTGTGGCCGCCGCTATTGCCGTGATTGACCCCGATGACGTTATCCCGGTCAACCCAGTCAAGACTCCTGCATCGCTGAGAATTCCAACCGAGTTCTGAATTAACTTGCCTGTGGTTGCGTCAAACCTAACCAGCGCATTGTCAGTCGCAGAAGCAGGGCCAACAACGTCACCAGTTGCACCAGACGAAGAAGCAAGAAGCGTTACTACATTGCCTGCGTTCTTGTAAAACAACTTCCCGTCAGTAATGTTGATGGCCAACTCACCGCTAACAAGATTTGCGGCAAGAGGAACCCCGGCAGCAGTGGTTGTGTAGTACAGCGATATTGGGGTGAAGTTTGTTTGTGCCATTTCTGTTCCTAAAACCAAATCACCGCGTTATTTATAAACGTACCCGTCATAAGGCAATCCCGGAGTTTCAGTCGTCAAAGACTCATCAGGTCGCGGAAATCTGATGGTGATCCGCTCCGTCTTCCTTGCGGGTAACCGATACGGATCGAACTGATCAGCGCAACCAGTATCGCAAACCTGCAACCCCGGAAAATTTGGATCTGGTCGCAAAACAGAGTGCGGGTACTTCATCTTGCACCGATCGCACACCGCGATTGCAATGTCCGCATACCCACGAGTGTCAAGAAATCGGGGCATTACCGCGTGCGCCCTTGAGCAGCCAGCGTTGCCTTGCGTGAGGCTACGCGCTTGGCAATCTGTTCCGGAGTTTGCTTTCGTCCCTTTGCTTTCTTGCCGCCGGCAATACAAGCCTCCAAAGACGGCGCGTGACCTTGTCTTCCAACAAGCCATGGCGTAGGACGCGGAATACCTTTCAATGGACTGACGTAGTCATGGCCACGAAATTTGGTTACAGGAGGCTTGCCACCGCCAACCGCAAGGTTCCATCCAACATTCCCTAAAGACCGAATCTTGGACTCAAGGTCATAGCAATAGTCTTCCGGGGCAATGACCAAAACTTCCTTTACAAGGTTGTCCCAACCGTGTTTTGCGATTGCGTTGGAAAACTTTGGATTGTCGTGCCGGTTGTTTTTTTGAGACCAGAAATGTCCGTATTTCCAGCGTTTGCTGGCGTCACGGGCCACACCAACGTACCCCTCTGTCATAAAGTCCGAGTGATGCGCGGCCCGTATCCAGTAAACAGAACAAACGGTCATCGCGTGTATACCCCGATCGCCGGAGCCAGATAAATTGGCGACTTGTCGCGCTCCTCGGCCTCAGCCTGCCCTAAATACTTCTCGGCCTGAGCCTCAAGGTACTGAATCCGATCTAAAGGAACTCCGGGCAACTCTAGGCTCATGCGATGAGCCAGCATCATGACCGTGGCCTCATACCATCTCTGAGGCACTTCCAACTCATCCGTCAGCGCACCAACGTCGTCAATCTGACGTGAGTACCAAACCGTCATCTGAATGAACGGATCGCTCGGAACCGGCCACAAGTAGATCTTAGACTGCGGAATCGTCCGGTTGAACCAGTATTGGAAGGGCTGATTGGCCGTGAAGTTCTTGTTCGGGAGATTGGTGTAATCATCCCGATTTAGCCGCGCCATCGTGATCTCAGTAGAGTTATTCCCGAAGAACAACTCACGCAGGCTCAAGGTTCCTGTGATTGCTCTGATCCGATAGTACGGAACTGTGTATCCCGGATCGATGTCGTACCAAAGCCACTCGTTATCAACCCAAACGGTCGGTCCCGGAGCGGAAATGGTCTTCCATGTACTTCCGTCAGAGGAGCACTCAAATACCACATTGAACGTGCCAGAAACGCCCGGCAGGATGCCGATAGAGCCGATATAGATTGGATTTGTTGATCCATAGTTAACCGAAATGTTTCCACCCGCGGTCGTCTGAGTGCAGATAGTGTCAACATTGCCATCAAAGGCGTTCGCCACCACTCCGCCGGCGCTCGACGAGTACGAGCCTGACGGCCTCGACATCTTGCGATACAAGGCTTGCAATACGTCGTTTCCGCCAAGCGGAAGGTCGTAAATGTACTGGTCGGCTCGCAGGCCGTACACTTTCTTGACGATCGCCCAATACTGGATCCCAATGTTAATCAGGTTGGACAAAAGAAAAAACAGCGACTCACGAGCAGACGTTACCTGCTCCGACGTGAGTTCTTCCGCAAGTTTACCGGCCCGACGCGCCCCGTGGTCGATCAACTGCTGAACATTGATGACCGTGGTGCCAACTGTGCCTGAATACGCCATCTACCACCCCGGACAATTCCAACGCTTCATCGAGGCCCTAGACCGACTTCCTTTCTCGCTCTTCTCCGCCACCGGACCCATTCTGGCGCAAAACGAATCACGCCTTGCTCCACCTTGTGGTTGCGGGGCT